AAGATTACTCACAGTGACACCCTGTATCTCTTCATCGGTATTGACACCGTAGGTGAGTCCAGCGAATCTGCATTTGTCAAAAGTTATCTGATTGCACACTAGGCTACCGGTGGAATTGAAACGCACTCCTGCGATATTGTCCGTGGCTAGATCGGCCAGGATCGAAGTCTGGGTCAACGGTCCACGGAAGTTAACACTATCAAAATAACACTGTGTGGCCTGCTCCACCAGGAACACATCTGTCACAGGCACGGTCTGGAAGGTCATTGATGATATTTCAATGTTCCTGGGTGCCGTGGCTCCGTTGTTGCCGATGTTCACCCCGGTCTGCTGCAGACTATCGCCAAATCTAGCCACATAGGCACTCAGCGTGGAGATATCACCGGACACATCTAATTCAATGATTGAACAATCTGCACCTTCGCCCACTAGTTTAGCATAGGTGGGTATGATGATGCTTTCCGTGACCCGGTATGTGCCTGCAGGGAAATATAGAGCACGACGGATCTGTGTGTTGGCTTGACGGCAGTATAATTGGTAAAGGGCACGATTGATGGCTGCAGTATCGTCTGCGATTCCGTTGCCCACGGCACCAAAGTCTCGCACATCAGCGAAGTCGTCCAGTTTGGCCTGTACTGTGCGTACCACAGGATCTGACGGCGTGGGCCCAGTCTGTGCCACATAGCCTACAGCACCATCTTCATAGGTATAGTTGCTCAGCGTGGTGATATCTGAAAATTCTGTGAGTATCTCGGTGTTGCCAATCACAGGTGCACCCTCTTGCAGGGTACCATTGCCTATGAACAATCTGCGGCTGTCTAGGCACCAGCCCAGTTCAGCACCCGCTAACTGTGGCAGGTTTTCAGTGAGACCTTTGCGATTAGTGATCCTGGATACTTGTACTATGGCCATGTGAGTTTACCTATGTTCAGGGTATTTATGCGGTCAAGTAGTAGAGTTCCAGGCGTTTCCACCACTGCTGTTCCCAGTGAGCAAAATCCTGGGCTTCCAGTACGAATTCTTGATATTCGGGTGGTTTAGTTATGTTAAATTGATCATCCACTTCAGGTCGCACGCACATCAAGATCACGCCCTTGCGTATGCGGGTACCGTAAACTTCGTTGTGTGCCAAGGCATAGGCCACCAGTTGCAGTCTGTAGTCATCGATCCATTCTGATCGTTTGGGTTTGTTGGTCTGCTTGTAGTCCAGGATGGATTCTTCCCCAAGATGGATTCCGGCACCGTCTGATGTGCCCGCATACAATCCAGGAAAATACAAAGGTATCTCTACGCCCCAGAATTCCGATACGTTCTTGAGGCCCTGATCTATCACTGTCTGGGCCATGACATGGCTGGCCCAAGCATAGGGATTGGTGCCAGCTGGCTTGATCTCACCGGTTTTTACATAATGCTCAAGATAACTGTGCATGCGAGTTCCACGATTGGCTGCTTCCGTGGTTATGGCCTGGGCACGTTCTGTGCCTACTCGTTTCCGCCATTCGTTCAGGGCCCGGCGGCTTTCTTCAGGTTTGGTGTGATCTAATATTGTTGTTACCGAAGGAAGTTTTTTCCCGTCAGGGGTAGCATATAATCGTCGGCCGTCCTCGGAAACACGATTCATCACATGATAATCAAAACGTTGATTGATCAAACTCGGAATGATTCACCGCAGCCGCAGCGATCCTTTTCATTTTGATTGATAAACTCAAACCCTTCATTGAGGCCACGTTTTTGATAGTCAATGATCATGCCGTCCAAATACACCAAATGTTCGGGTTTGACGTAGATCCTCACACCTTTGTGATCGTAATGGGCCACACAGTGCTGCTGTCCCTGTTCTTGATCCACATACTCAAGGGTATAGGCCAGTCCCGAACAGCCAGTGGTACGCACACCTACATGGATGCCTAGTCCTCGACCACGCCGAGATATGGAACTTTTGATTTTTTCCGCGGCGATGTCAGTGACTGAGATCATGTTTTTTGCGGTAATCTTCTATGGCGGCCTTGATGGCATCCTCCGCCAAGATACTACAGTGGATTTTTACAGGCGGTAAGGCCAGTTCCTGTGCGATGGTGGTGTTACGGATTGTGGCGGCTTCGTCAAGTGTCTTGCCTTTGACCCACTCAGTGACAAGGCTTGAGCTGGCAATGGCCGAACCGCAGCCATAGGTCTTGAAACGGGCATCTGTGATGATATTTGTTTCTGGATCCACTTGGATCTGAAGTTTCATTACATCGCCCTCAGCCGCATGCCGGAGCACCAACCATACCGGTGCCGACATGCGCATCTCCTTTATCTAAACTCCCAACATTTCTGGGATTATTATAATGATCCAAAACTTTATCGCTATAGGCCATTGTTTTCTCCTGTTATAGCTTTCACAACATCAAGTGGTTGATATGTGTCCCACTTTTTTCTGTTGTCTTTACCCTTTATAAATTGTATATTATTCCTTCGTCCAAGTAAAGAGGGTTCTATACCTAAATCAAACCCTTGCTTATGAGGTATGATGTGATCAAGTTGCCAATCATCTGGACCTTTACCCCTCTCAGGAATCCACTCGCCTTGGTCTCTCATTTCTCTAAGAGTTCTATAAGTAGCGTGTCTTACCTTGCTTCTATACTTTCTCAATGGATCGGTGATAGGATTTTTCGGTCTTTGGTTATTTGCTTTGCCATCCTTGTTGGGATTGTCTTTTAACCATTTCTCTCTTTGTCTTTCATTTGGTATTCCTTTGTTCCAACCCCACCCCTTAGCAAGCCCAGCAAGATTCATTTTTGTTTGTTTAAATTCATCTGTCATCTTGAGACCTTTGTTCCAGGCCGAGTGACCCGGTCTGTTACGAGGATTTTTGCAAGGTTGTGAACAGTAATCGACTTTGCGAGGTACAGTCACAAATAACGACCCACAGTACAAACAGTTTTTTTGAATGCCATACTTGCTCATGCAAGTATTTATAGTAGGAGCACCAGCCTGTGCGATTACAAATCTCGTTTAGCGGCACGTTTGGCCATTGAATCCACAGTGGCACGAGCCTGATCCACGGTCATGGTGTCTGTGACAGCCTCTGCACCACGGAATACCACTGTGCCGGTGGCATCGTCACCTTCCACATTGGCTATCAAATTGTTCAAAGGCGGTTGTTGTATGAGAGTGCGGAGTTGATCAGCAGTGAGGCTGATGCCCATGCCATGTGCGAGATTTAGGAAGGTCTGGATGGAGATGGTTTTCTTGGCGTCAGTGTCTTGGGCACGACCCAGCATGAACTGGGCCAGGGCTGCCAGTTTGCCAGAATCAATTGAAGGTGTCTGTACTTCCGTAATACGCATTATCTGCGTTCACGACCCAGGCTGGCTGCGGGTGTTTCTGCTTCGGGTTCTTCTGCGGGCAGATTGGCATCTAAGCTGAGATCCGCATCCACTTCTGCAGATTGATCCGCGGCAGGCATCACATCACCAGCGGGCATGGCTGCGGCGTCGGCACCTGGAACCACTGGTGCTTGACCTGTGAGCACACCCTGTGCGGCTTCCACCTGTGCTTTGCCTGCTTGGATTGCTGCCAACAGCGTGGTCAGTGCAGCAGTGACATCGGCCTGGAACTGTGTGGCCTGTTCTACTCCGGTGTCGTTCTTGATGGCGTCAGTGAGTGCGGGAAGATCTTTGAACTGCATTTCTGATACATCTTCCAACATACCCTGCAGTTTGTCCACCATGTCTTGTGCGGCCATCACAACCTGGGCCTGCTGCACTTCGCTTTCAGACACCATGCGTTTTTTCTTGGCGGACTCTTTTTTCATGGCAGCGATGGCGGCCATGGTCTTGGTTTCTTCGGGATTAAGAGTCTGGCCGCTCTGGGCCTTTTTCATCATGGCCTGTGTCTTGGGATCGTTCATGTCCACGGCTATGGCCTGGGCATCCATCTCTGAGAGCCTGTGATTCAGGGCCTGCTCTAGCATGATCAGTCGGAGATAATCAGGATTGCGTTCGGAAAAATGCCGGCTCACAGAGGATTTGTATTCACGCAGTAGTCCGCGGACCCGGGTCAGCATGTGCCGTGCCTGGCTTTCGCCCAGGGTATCAAAACTCACACGGTTGCCCATGTGCGTGGCCAGTGTCTTAGCGACTTGATCGGTGGGACGGCGTGCGTCCAGTTCTTGCAGTTTCATTGTTGAATCCTCGTTGTTGCCAATATTTAGCCAGATTTACGCATTTGGTCAATCTCTCATCCACCTGCTGCAGCCGTGATTTTCTTGTGGCGATCTTGGCTTCAACACTTTCACGTAGATCTCGAGATCGTATGCGGGTATTGAGTGTGGAGCGAGCACGTATGTCTGCCGTCAGCAGCAGTTTTTGCTGCTCCAGTCGCATGATGTCGGTGCCGAGGTGATGCTGTTGATATTTGTCTGCTATGCACCAACTCAGAGCCGTAGGCACGGCAGAAAATTCTCCGCGATCATCGCCATGCTTGCTGACCCAGTAGTGGCCGTGCTTTGGATCTATGCGGTAGCAGCCAAAAACTATGAATCCTGCACTGTCGGGGATTATGATGTTGCGTTCTAAAGCCAACAGCTCCGGTTCGATCAACTGCTGTAGCCGGGCCAGGGCCTGGTGTTTTTTCATTTGATCACGTAGGTTGCTAGGAGATACCCAATCATGCCTACCAGCAGGGCTATGAATCCCAGTCCCCAGGCCATGATCTGATCTGTGCGTTTTTCTGCCATGGACTGCACCATGTCATGCACTTCTCTAATCACAGTGTTGAGATCCTGTATTTTTCCTTCTACCA